TTCTGATAATCTTTGAGTGCTTGGTTATTAGGTTCGTTGAATCCTTGCTTGGTTAAACCAAGATATAAAGTAGATGTTGCTGGCAACGTTACTCTTATATTTGCATCTGCAGCTTCGTTATCTACAAACCCCATCATTTGATTAAATGACCAGTTATCATTTCCAAATAATTGCATCACTGTATTAGAATTTCTTGCAATAGTAATAGGTGTGGTACTATTACTATTAGTAAATATAACAGAATTTATAGTTACTCTAACAGTATTCGCAACATTGGTTACAGTCTCATCTGGTAATTTAAGATCAGCAACCAAATCTACGTTGGCAGTGCCGTCCCCAACAAATTTTATAATTGCCTGTTGGCGTACTCTTTTAATAATAAACTTAGATATAGGCATTTATTAATCCTTTTTATCTTTGCGCATAACACCATACTTAGCACCCAGGGCCATTCTGATGCGCTCCTTTTTGCTTTTACCGGCAAATTTAGGATTATCGCTATGGACAAAATCACTTATCCATTTTCCAGTTGGGTCAGATGCTTTTAATTTTTCTAATAAAGCATCTTCTCTGAATGCGTTAAAATTTTTCATTCCTCGGTATTATCCTTGTATAAGCTAGATGCCATATCTTGTTTCTTTGTATCTAAAGCATCGCTAACTCTTGTAGCCATCATGGAGTTAAATTTTTCCATAGCGTCTGCAGATTTATCAGATAAAATATCATTAACCATATGTCTAATAACTTCAGATTGTTCCATTTCAATTCCTTATTGTTGAGGCATAGTATTATTTATTGGGGGACCTTCGGTTTGAATTTCCCCATTTATTCTTTCAATATCATCATCAGTCATTCTCAAAATATTTTTCATGACATACTGTTTACTAAAGAATGAACCGATATAAGGTTGAATTTGATTCAATATATCAACTCTATTTCTAAGATTATCTGCTTCCTTCATTTCAGCAAAATACTGATCCTGTGCATATCTGATCTGTATTTTTTCGCTAATAACTTTCCAATCTTGATCTGTAATAACACCTTTAAGAACTAGATTTGTTCTTAGTACATCTAAAAATATTTCGTTGAACTTTTTACGAAGTCTTGATACAAACTTGGCAAATTTTAATTCGTCTCTAGTTATTTCCTCAGCTCGGCCAAACTGAAATCCGTTTTGAGGTTGCATTCTAGATACTGGTACATTTAATGCCTGATAAACTTTTTGCTGAAAATAGTTTATATCTTCAATCTGTCCAAGATTTTCTCCACCTGGCAATGTAGTGATTTCTGTTCCTCTACCACCTTCTCTACGAGGTAACCAAAAATCTTCCAACATAGACATAAACTTTCTATCGTCTCTTATCTCACCTGTGGCAGAATCATAAACGATTTTATTACGATATCTAGCCATCACATCTTTAAGATATTGTTCAGCTTTAATTTTTGGCAAATTGCCTACATCAATATAAAATATTCTTCGTTCTGGTGCTCTGGATAATCTATAAATTACCAAAGCATCTTCCATCATCTTTAATTGATTGATTGGCTTAATTGCTTTGTGCAAATAACCTAACACCACATGCTTTTCTAAATCCATCATACCAGATGGAACATAAACTACAGAATCGGTAGACAATCTAATTGATTGATTCGATACTGCAGCCATTGAATACTGAGGGTTATAATTTATACCCTTATCATTATAGATGAAAAATTCATCGATATTTTTTATTAAATCTGCACCTGTTTTCTGATCCTTTTGCTTATCAATTTTTCTAACTTTACGAATCTTTCTAGGATCAATATTACGAAGTTCTACTATTCCTCTTTTAGGATTAGTGACATCAATTACTTTCTGAAAATAAATTCTTCCATCGACATACCATTGTCTAAACCAATCATAACCTTTATAGTTAAAGTTTAATAATCTAAGTACTTCATTGAATTCTATTTTTATACTATCTTTAATACTTTCTGGTAAATCTGAATTATCTAAATTAATAGTAACAGGATCTTCATTATCAGTAGCAGCTATTGCTTCAGTGACGATTTCATCCACAGCAGTAGATGCATCAGCATACATAGCTGCTTCTCTATATCTTGTAATTAACTCAGCTTCCGATTTAGAAGAAGCATCTAAATCAACATAGGTGCCATAATAACCGGCACCTGATACTGTAGCTGCTCCGTCTTCAGGCTCAGGTGATATAAACGACTGAGCCTTTGTTCCTAAATCGTTAACTTCATTACGAGATATTGTAAAACCAAATAACGAAAGTGCCATATTTTATTATGTTCCAAATGGTGTAGTAGCTAGATCAAGCAATGTATTCAAAGGATTAGATGAAACTGTAAATGTTTGATATTCAAATGTCACTGTAAAGTCCGAGATAGTATCATTAGATTGGAAATTTAACCCAACACCTCCTAACAGAGTCGGGAATGCCCCCTGTAGAATGTACTGTTTTAATACTTTACCGTTTCTATCTAATTGATAAACTATCATATCTCTTTGATATTCAGATGGGACTAATCTACCTGTCTTATTCAATAGATTATCCATACCGTTCATCCATTGTTCTAAAGCTGAACGAATGGAAAAATCAGAATCATTGAGTACATTGATAGTAAATCCTGCAAATGTTCTATCACCCACAAGTTTTACATCTCTACCTCTGTAAAACACATTAACTAAACCTAAAGTCTGTCCAGGCAATTCTGCAGCAGTAACCAAGAAAGGAGCCCTTGCAACTGCAAGAGCTGCTCCGGTAACATACGTAGGGAAACTTAGCTGAACAGCGAATTGATTCGGTCTCGCACCACCATTGGTTAGTGCAGACTTGAATCTATCTACGTTAAATGCGGTTGACATCTATTTCTCCCTTAAATTATGCGCCTAATTCTTCAAAAGATATACCTGTTCTTGTAGCAATAAAATTCAATTGAACAAAATTAATAGCTCTTGCAGGTTTAACATAAATGTCTGCTACAAATTCGTTTCTATCAATTACTTCTGCAGTATTATTTGTTTCATCACATACTACACGGAAATCAGTAATTCCTCTGCGACCTTGTACATCTCTTAGATATGGTTCAACTAGATTTCTAAACTGAGCTCTCGTAAATGCATCATTAAATTCGAACAATTGAAACTTCGATGCTGTTGCAATAGCCTTTTCTAGCACTATAAACAATCTGCGAACATTGATTCTATCAAATGCACTAGGTCTAGCTAATAGAGTTTTATCCCCAAATAACACTGTGCCCTGCCCTGGGAAAGTAACCACTGGATTTACGCCTGCTCTATACAATGTATCTCTGTCTGATTTCGATGGAGAGTATGCCAATTTTACAACATTCTTAATTTGACCTCTATTAAATCCTGCAGGAGAGAACCAAGGATCAGCAACAAAATCTGATCTTGCTGTAATGCCTGCAATATCTCCATTTAATGGTATCCAACGATATACATCGTTATATCGGTCATACTGATATTTCCATCCCGAATCTAAAACAGCATATGATGAGCTCGGTAATCCATTTCTAAAATTCACAACATTAGTCACGGCAGTTGTATTGTTAACAACATCAACATATTTAGGTGAGGCAAACACCATACAATCTTTTCTTACTTCAGCAACATTATTGATAACTGAAGTTACATTTGCTACATCTAAATCACCGGTCGGTAGTAGGTTAATATCATATAATTCATCATTTGCAAAAACTGTATACTGACCTAAAATATTAGCAGCACTAGCTACAATATCTGTACCACCACCAAGTGTCATAGTCACATTTGCTCTTAAATTAGCAAAAGTAACTGCGCCTGAAGCAGTGCCCCAATTGCTTGTAGAACTGGTATTAGCGGTGTGGTTAGCCCATCTAATATATTTAGAACTATTATTGATTACCGTCTTATAGTAATTTATAGAACCATCTAAAGCCTTAGCATCTGAAGCTTTAGACAAATATGAAAACCTTTCTAAAACTGTATCTGCAGCACCTGTCCAAGACCCATTTGAATCAAGAACTACTACGTGAAGTTCGTCAAAAGCACCACCCAAACTACCCACATAGCTTGATGTGTTAGGAGCAGTTGAACTAAATTGTGTTTTATATGCCCAAGAACCGAAAGTGTTGGCATCAGCCATAGACACTTTGATTGAGTTTCCTAAAGTGCCTGGGTATCTTGCTACCCATTCACCAGTATTTGTAAATGTCAATGTTTCATAGTGATCATCATTTTTAACTAATGTTGCAGTATTGGCTGCTGCATTTTTAGCATCACCTGAAACTGCTCTAATAACTTTTAGATTATTGCCATATGATAAAAAGTTTGCAGCAGTGAAAAACGACACATATGTATTAGTGGTTGGTTTACCAAATATCGCCACTAGATTTTTTTCTGAATCTACTTGAGTTACCTGTTCAGCAGGACCCCACTGGAAATTCCCGACAAAACCACCGGCAGTTGTGGAAACGCTTGGAACACTAAGTGTGTCATCTCTTTCAGTTACTAGTACACCCGGTGAAAGCTGAAATGCCATCTTAATCTCCTAAAGATTTTTGGAAGTCGTCATGACAACTAAATTACTAATTATTTATAAATAACGGGTTCTAGACATTTTCCAGCATCTTTCTTCGCATTTTTTCCATAGCTTCTTGGGGATTGAAGTTAAACCACACGTCGTCTCCGACTCGTTCGGGCTTCCCTTCTTCTGGAATACCTGTATTTACAATACCAAATGGTGTAAGATTTTCTTCAATTTGTTTAGTCTGTTGTTCATAAAGTGCCATTCTCAGATTAGAATTAGTCAACTCTTTAAAATATAACTCATTTGTAGCCCAAGAGAATATTACTAAAGACATTACGAAATCATCATGATATCCTTCATCTGCTTTAAAGGAACCTTTTTGTTCAGTGAATGTGGATATCTCAGAAATTATATCTTTATCTGTAATCAATAATTTTTGCGTTTCAACTAAGTTCTTAAATAAGGAACAACCTAAACGCTTAACCTGCGTCGTTGTTCTTAGTC